GTCATGATTGCAGTTTGGTTGGAACTGGCAGTGTGGTGAGGTCTAATATGCTTAGTGAATTAACTTATACAAAAACATATTCAAGAAGCCCCGTTTATACGATAGGTTCAAAACAAGCTACTAATCATTTAGTGGACGGGGTCGAGGTTGATATGACGGTGCAGTCTACAGGGCTGAATTCTTTTATTGATTTTAGCGGTAGTAAATTAACAAGTACTTTCGGGGTATTGTTGGAGGACATTCAGGATAGTGGGGTTCACTTTGCTTCTGCTGATATTGATTTAACAGTAAGTGCTGGAGCGCATGTAGTTGCAGAAGGTTACTCTGTTGATGGAGGTGGCACTTTAGTCACAAAAGCTACTATTAAAGAAGTTATTCTATAAAAATAAGTGTAATATAATATACATATGGCCCGAAGAAAGGTTGGTAAGGAAAAAGAGGTTCCGTTTGAGTTGCTAGCGGATTTTGAAAGATCAATAAAGTTTAATAAAAGAAATTTTAGATTCACCCCCAAACAAAAGAAGTTTTTAGACCTAATACTGGAAGAAGACTCTAAGATTATTTTTGTTTCTGGCCCTGCGGGAAGCTCAAAGACCTACATGTCCCTGTATGGGATGCTAAAATTATTGGAGGAGGACTTCTCTAAAGATATTTTATATGTTCGAAGTATTGCTGAAAGTGCTGATACGGGGTTGGGGAGCTTGCCCGGGGATATTGCAGACAAGTTTGATCCTTTTTTGTGTCCACTTTATGACAAAATGGAAGAAATCGTCGCTTCTGGGGACGCGATCTACTTAAAACAACGCGAAAAAGTGTCAGCAGTGCCGATCAACTTCCTTCGCGGAGCGAGTTGGCAGAATAAATTGGTTTTTGCAGATGAAGCTCAGAATTTCACGCTAAAAGAATTAACTACTTTGATCACCCGCATAGGCGAAAACAGTAAAATCATTATCGGGGGTGATTTTTTCCAGAGCGATATCAGAGGAAAAAGTGGATTCGGACCCATGTTCGACAAATTCGATGATGATGAATCTAAAGAGATGGGCATTCACACATTTAGCTTCAATGAAAGCGATATTGTCCGTAGTAAAATATTAAAATTCATTATTAAAAAGTTAGAAGGTGAAAAATAGTGTAATTACTTACTAATTTTGATATAATTGTAAGATGAGTCACATATTTTGTTATAGTTGTGGGGTTAAGATTGAATATAATTTTGCTAAACCTAATTTTTGTTCTAAATGTGGGGCAAGTTTTGGAGGGGTGCAACAATCTCAAGCTGCGGTGGAGCAGGTTCCCAATCAAACCAAAGCCTCTGTAGTTTCGGATGACGAAACTGATGCAGAGTTCGTCCCGCAATTGAGAGGGTTGCAGGTCGAAATTGAAAAACCTAAAACTTTCACCATTGGTTCTTTAGCAGGTCAGAACACACCTCCCGACTATAAGGGGAAAGCTACTTACGATCTGAATGATTTCACTTCTAAATCTTAATGCCCGAAGAGAAGAAGTATGAAGACTACCAAGACATCATAGATCGAGCAGTTAAGAAGCAGAGGTCAAGGTGGCGGTTAGATGCTATCAAGTGGTTTGACTTCGAAGATGTTGAACAGGTGGTAAAATCACACATTGCTCAAAAGTGGCACATGTGGGATCAGTCGCGTCCATTGGAGCCGTGGCTTAGTCGTGTGATCACCAATAGGATGTGGAATCTCATAAGAAACCATTATGGGTCTTATATCAAACCTTGTTCGACATGCATACATGCGCGGGATGAATTGTGCGCTAAGACCATAAGTGGTAACCAAGATATTTCGTGCAAAGATTATGCTAAATGGTCAAAGAAGAAAAAATTTGGACTAGAATTGAAAACTGCATCTAGTCTGGATGATGCTGAGCATGTTATAAACGTTAAGTGTGATTCATATTTTGATTATGATGCTGACACACAGAAGCTTAACGAGAAAATGCTAAAAAAACTTGGAGAGAAACAATACGGGGCATATCATATGTTATATTTCGAGGATTGTACAGAAGAAGATGTGGCGAAGTATATGGGGTATAAACTGTCTGATAACAATCGTAAGATTGGCTACAGACAAGTAAAGAATCTCAAGTGTAAATTTCATAAGATTGCAATAAAAATTTTAAAAGACGGAAGGGATTTATAATGGATTTAACAGATGATCAAAAAGACTATATAAAAAACAATGTGAATAAAGTCACAAATTTAAATGAACTCACCCAAAAATGTTTTAGGGATGATGATTTAGATGGTCGCACGAAAGAGGGTCGGGCTGTTCGAAAATACTTAATAGAGAATAATATTGATTATAAAACAACCCGCCGCAAACCACAGGACAAAATCGAACTAAACGATTCCCAAAAAGAGTTCATTATCCAGCAAGCTCAGGAAGGAATGTCGTCGTTGGAGATTGCCAAGCTTATATTCCCAGAAAAAAGAGTAAAGCCACTAAGCAATGAGCAGAGAACGGTTCTGGCACATATCAACGAGGTCAATCCCGATTTCGTCCCATCGCAAGACTCCGCTGCCGTAAATGATTACGTCCCACCCAAAAGCTCAAGTCGTGTGGTAAAGAAAATCAATGATGCTACAGGATTAGAGTTAGATGATCGCAAACTAAACAGGCAAAAGCAAATCTGTGTAGACAAGCTTCAAATCAATCTATCCAATAGTAGATTTTTAAAAATCATCAATAATTATCTTAATAAGCCAGACAGGGAGTTGTTCGAACAAGAATTCATTCGTTTAAGTTGGGACAAGCCCGATTTGACCGCAGACGAGATTAACCTATATCTTAACGTCTGCAAAGAGGTTATTAACCTAGAAGTTGTATCTGCTCACCTAAACAAGCTTAACGACATGTTTGACGTTGCTGATGACCAGACCGAAATGACCGTACGTCTCGCGGAGATCATCAAAGCTAAATCACAAGAGTATCATCAATGTGAAACCCGTATTGAGAACTTGACGAAGAAGTTACAAGGTGACCGTGCTGAACGCATGAAGAAGTCTCAGAAGAACAATGCGTCATTTTTATCCATCGTTCAGATGTTTCAAGAAGAGGAAGAGCGAAAGAATATGGTTCGCATGGCAGAAATGCAAAAAAAGTTAATTAAAGAAGAGGCTGAGCGGATGGAGGGTATGGCAGAGTGGAAAGCGCGAATCTTAGGTATTAGTCAGGACGATGCAATTTGAATGTAAAGAGTGTGGTCAGACGTTCGATACGCAACGTGGTCTACATATGCACATTAAGAAGCACGACATGCTTCTTGGTGATTACTATGTCAAACACTATCCACGTTTCGATAGGCTGACTGAAAAACCTATCGAATTCAAAAACGCCAAACAGTACTTCTCTACAGATTTTAACACAACCAATAACATGAACCTTTGGTTTGAGAAAGCGCCCAAAGATGAGGTAAAAAAATATATTTTGGAGAAATTCAAAAAAAGAATAGAAGACAAGAACCTCAAACAAGCTCCATCGAGCCTATATCTGAAGACGGGCGATTGGCCTACGTTGGACATCATAAAAAAGCTGTTCGGCGGTTACAACGCATTCTGTGAGCAAATAGGGGTGAGTCCTGCGTATGGAAAGAATGTATGTAAAGAGTTTTTTGAAAATTATAGCAGTGAAGAGGTTTGGATCGACACAAGAGAGAATAAGCCTCTAAACTTTAAAAATTCTTATGTTTTTAAACTAGACTTCGGTGATTACACTCTACCCCCGAAAAACTACACCCATACTCATGCAGAAAGAAAGTCGTTCCAAGATTTTGCTGCCACTGTAACAAATGGCTATGCTAGGTTTGTTAGGGAGATAGAAAGATGCCAAAGTTTGGGGTGTTTCTTATTTATCGTTGTTGAGGCTGATTATAATCAAATTTATAAAACAAATAGTGCTGCTTACAAAAAATTCAATATGGGATTTGTGTTTAGCAGAATGAGGTCTATCGAGGCGCAATTTAGTGACTGTTGTCAATTTGTGTTTAGTGGTTCTAGAGAAGGCAGTGAGGAGTTAATACCCAAGATCCTCTGCTGTGGTAAGAAGCTGTGGAAAGTTGACTTACAGTATTTTTGGGAAAAAGAATTAGAAAAAAATGGCTTGGATAGAAGGCAATCAAGACCTGTACAAGAAGTTCAAAGAAGTAAACCAAGAGATACTTTCCAAAGAAGGATACATCGAAGAAGGAGAGGCTAAGCTTTTACTTTATAAGTTTTTAAGAGATAATCCATCTTTTGCTTGTGAGTTATTCACAGGTGTAAAGCTATTTCCGTTTCAGCATATGGCTATTAAGTCTATGATGGAGACGGATTACTTTTTGGGAATATGGAGTCGTGGTATGAGTAAATCATTCTCCACTGCTGTGT